GTGTCTTCGCCCTTGGAGGTCTTAAAGTCGATCCCTAACACGACCGGCACCCCGTCGGCGGTCGTGTAAGTCTTCTGCCCGCTCGATGAGTCCGCCGCCCCGGTCTCTCCGTGGTGAACCCACCCGTGGTCGATGGTCACCGTGAACAAGGACTCGAACGCTGCGCCGTATTCCGTCCCCCACTGCAATCGGTTTTTGCGATCCTTCGGGATCAGGCTCAGAATGGCCGCACCAGCTTGCTGCGCGTACCCGTATGTCCATTCGTTTTCCGGTACTAACAACGCCTGCAATTCCTGGGTCAGAGCCTTGTCTTTCTTGCCTTTGGCCCGCTTGAGCACTTCGGCAATTCGTGGGTCTAGAATGGCCGGGTCGAGCAAGTGCCGGGCGTCATTGGCTGTCCACGACCGCGCTTCGTCGTTGCGCAGTTTCTTGATGACGGCCGTTCCAACGCTATCCGCATTGGCAATTTCGGCCGCCAGTTCCGGCGAGACATCGTAATACGTCACGAACCGGTCGTCGCGGCCACCGCCCTTGCCGCCTTTCCACCGCACGGTCATGGTGCGGTTCTCGGGGTCGTAGTACAGGTGGCTGACGCCCTTCGAATTCACCACATGCCACCCGTGCGGGTTCTCGGGGTCGAGCGGCTTGACCTTGCTGCTGGCGATCACCGAACCAGCCGATTGCGGCTGGGGTGGGGGTGGTTCCGCCGCGGCTTGTGGTTTCTTCGGCTGATCACGGTCGGGGCGGCCACTGGGGGGCGGGATTCGCACGGGAATCTTGGTATTCCCAAACTGCTCCAGTCGGTACCACTGACCATTGGTTTCCCACTCCTCGCCCACTTGGCGGGCCTTCTGCTGGGGCAGGCTATCTTCGCCATCGGGGTTGTCGGGGGCGGGCGGCGCACCGCCCGTGGGCGTGTCGGCGGCCGGGGCCTCGGCCGGTCCGGGCGTCGGCATTCCGCCCAGGCCGTCCTCGGCGTCCTGCTGGGCCGGCGGGTTCTCCTCGGCCTGAAGTTTCTGGGTGTAAATGGCCGGCGGCAGGTCGCCGTACCGCACCGGGCCCAGGTCGAACGCCGCCCGCAGTTCGTTGACGCTCACGGCACCCTGGGCCGCCAGGTTCACCATCTGCTGCTTGTATTCGTCCTGGTTCCGCGGCTTGGGGATCTCGATCTTGACCCGGAACTCGCCCGGGTAACGCGACCACGGGCCGGCCAGGTGCAAGGTGAAGAAGTCCGCCATCCGCCGGGCCAGCTGGCTGATGCGGTAGTGGAACTGGATCTGGGCCGCGTAAAACTCCGCGTATCCCGTCGTCGCCTGCAACCCGGCGATCGCCGGCGGCACCCCGAACGTCGCCAGCACGAACTTCGTGGCCTGCTCCCACGAAGACGCGTAATCCATCTCCCGGGGTGACTCGCCCACCTGCTCGACCCGGAACCCGTCGCCCGCACTGCCCGGCGGCGGGGACACGAACAGCACTGAACGGGCGTTATGCGGGCCGGCGTTCCGCTGCCGGAACGACTGGGCCGCCTGTTCGAGCTGGTCGGGGGCAAGGCCCGCCACCGACACGATCGTGCCCAGCTGAGCACCCTGGAGCATCGCCGCGTGCCGGCTCTGGTCGATGGCCTCCAGAATGTCAAACTGAACCCCGCAGGCCGTTAGTGGGCTGTACCCGTCGTTGCGGATGAGCGGGTGCGGTGCCCGCAGCTTCTTCACCTCACGGCCCGGGAGAACGACCGTACGGGCGAACCGCTGGGTCAGGGCGCCGTAGCTCCACGCCCACCCCGTCGGGTAGTACGGCTGCACCAGCCACGCACCGTCCGGGTTGTCCGGCGTCGGACCGGCGACGGGCTGCAGCACGGCCTCGGGCAAGGGGTACAGCTCGACCGGGCGGTCGTGACTGGCACCCGGCACGAACCAGACCGGCGCGTTGCCCGTGAGGCCCCACTGCAAAGCGAGGTAGCCCAAAATCGACGAAAGCGACTCGTGCGGGTTGGGAAACTGGACAATTTCCGACAGTGGGTGGTCGCGAAGTGGGGTGTAATCCTCGTCGTCGCCGGCACCGGCGGTGCCGGTGAACGACTTGCGAGCGCGGCGTTGCTCGACCCAAACGGCGGCGGAGGCGAGGGCCTCACTGATGGCGGAGAGAGCGAGGTAGATGGCCCCGGTGTAATGCTGGGCCTGGCCGAGCCGGTTGTCAGTCCAGGCCCCGGGCGGCGGGTGGCGCTGCCCCTGCAAGAACGAGACGACCGTCTCACGCTGTGCAATTGGATTACTCATGCTGTTGGGCCAACCAACGCAACACTATTTGCAGGGCGGCAGTGCGTGAGGGTTGGGGCGGACCGATCTGCCGCAGCCGTCCGCCAATGCGAATGCGTGGCCGCCACACGACCCCATGCGACCGCGGTGATGGGTACACGTAACGCAAGCCCGAGAACGTTCTCGGGCGGACATATCCTTTCAAGTCATCTAGCAATCGCATAGCAGGCCACATATGCACCCGGCCGAGCGACGTTGAACCCCCTCCGCTCCAAGACGGACCGCCCGTCTTGCTCAATCGCCCGACCGGGTATGGCTCATGGTGCCCAGCCCGGTTGACGCACCGGCATCTCAATCGGCTTCACGTCCAGGAAGTCCGTCGGTGCGGCTAACATGCGGCGGATCACTGTTGGGGATGCGCCCCACACGTCGCCGACACCGCCGATGCGCGTCGTGCAGCACACCGGGGAGAGCAGGCGGCCCTCGGCGTCGGTGATGATCCCGCCGCCGCTGTCGCCGTGCGATACACTCAGTCGGTAGCGCAGCTGGCCGTTCGAGTCTTCGCCGGCCAGCAGTACGCCGGATTCTCGGTTGCCCGGCTTGTCAACCCCGTACCCGCCGTGCCAGACCTGCGTCTGAATCGGCGGCACGACCTCGGCGACAATCGCGAAAGGCAGATCGTCGTAGTGCTCGGTGACCACGATCGCACAGTCAGCCTGCCGATCAATCGCGCTCACACTACCCTGCAAGCTGCGGCCGTCGCGGGTCAGGATCTGCACCGATTCGCCCACTCGCTTGAAGCAGTGGGAAGCGCTGACCAGGTGCCAGCGGCCATCCGAGCGACGAGGCCCGACGATCGTTCCCGAGCAGTACCCATTCGCCATGATGACCTTGCAGATCGCGTTCCAGGGGTCGGGCTTCGGCACGGGCTTCGGCTCGGGCTTCGGCTCGGGCAGGGGCAGTTGCGGGCCACGGCCGCAGCCGCCGACATACAGGGCCGTGCCGCCGCCCAGCAGGGTCAGCAGGGCCGTCAGCAGCGCGGTTAGGATTGTTCGCCAGGGTTCACGCACGGCACGATCTCCGGAAAATGAAAAGCAAGACCAGAACGAGTGACAGTAAGACGGAGCTGGCCAAGGCTCCGTCCCGCAGACCGACCAGGTATGACGCACGCAGGGCGGATGACTGGGCCAGCGTGGCGGCCTGATCGACCGACTGCGCGGCATGTTCGACAGCCTGGGCCGAGCGATCCACCGACACCAGGGCTGCCCGGCCGGTGGCGATCAGGTCCCGCAGCGAGGCCTCTTCTGGCGTCATGACTTCACTCCGCCGGGATGAGCGCTCGCAACACCCGCAGCACCAGGTCGTCGACCTTGTTCGGCGAGGCCTTCACCACCTCGTCAAGCACAGGCGAATAGATGATCGCCCGCAGCACGGGCAGCAGGTCCTTCAGGTCGCTTTGGCGTTGGCCGAAGAGTTGGCGGATAAGTTCCAGCATGGGGGCCTCCAAGTTGTTCCCATAACCCTACCCGGCCGTCCGGGAACTTCGAAGACTCATAGGATGTGTTCGCAGTCGCAGTACACGAACGCGGGGACGTGCCCGTGCGGCCGGCCGGCCCGGAGGCCCTGCACCCGGTAGCGGTGGGTCGTGTCGTCGGCCTGCAGCACGTCGCCCGGGAGCAGGCCGACAGTCAGGGTGGCGGTCAGGAAGGCCACGGTGTGGGTGACGCGGATCTGCGCGGCGGCAAACCGCGCCGCTTCCGATGCCGAAACCGTGTTGATCGAGCAGGGGACGGCGGACACGATCGGGGCGTATACCGTCGTCGTACCGCCGCCGGCGTCACGGCCAATCGTGGGTCGGAGTACGGTCACGCGGTGGGGTGGGTTGTCGTAGAGCGGCATGTCAAGCGAACCGGGGGGTAAGATACGGCTGCAAGAGTGCCAGTACGTCGGGCGACTGCACGGCGGCCGTGGCAACAAGCTGCGGCGACCAGGACGCCGAATACCCGTTCCAGGACTCCGACGTGGTCGGCGTGCCCAGGGCACGCCGACGGAAACACAGCGTCACGGCCATGACGGCGGCGGCGAGGATGTCGTCGGGGGTGGCCGGGAACCCCACGTCGGCCGTCACCTGGACCGCCCCCCGGATGCCGTGAAGACGTGGGGCCAACGTGCCCGGGCTGCCCCACCGCGTCACGCCCCACACCCGACCGCCGAGGCGGCGCACGATGCCGCAACGACTCAGGCCCGCACCGGGGTCGTCGACCACGAGCTCGTAGTCCTCGCCGGCAATGAGCGTGGTCGTCGGGTCGAACCGCGACGGTACGCCGTCTGCAAAAGCGTTGTAGCGGAGTTCTGTGATGGATCGGACCGGCCGGTGCCGCAACACCAGGTCACGATGGGGTGGCGCGTCGAGAATGTCCGTGCGAGTGACCGGCTCGACGACCAGCGGCCACAGCATCCGCTCGATCGCGGCCGAGACCGCCCCGCACCACGCCGTGCATGCCGTCAAGTCCGCGCCGGCCAGGGTCTGGCCCGTGTACTGCTGCCAGGACGTGGCATTGACGATCGGCACGGCTCAGCCTCAGTTGATGACGGGCGCCTGGCCGGCCGCTCCGCCAGCCGGCTCCGGGTGCTTCCGCAGCCACATAAGCCCCACAAACAGGTGATTAACGGTTGTGCCGTCACCATCCCCGGTCACCCGTGCGTGGGTCACGCGCTGACCGTAGGGCATTTTTGGCCAGGTGAGCGGCACGATCATCGCCGCTTTCAGGGGTGGGTCAAAGTTGGGGTCGGCGGTGGGCCAGGCGACCCGGAACACCTCAACCCAAGGGCCGGATGCGCTCGCCCCCAGTTCGACTTGAAAGGATGTGCCTGACTCGGGGTCTAACAAATCGTAAGAAATTAAAAGGTTGTAGACATTGCCGCCGCCGGCTTCGAGCGGTTGTGGCGAGTCTCGCAGATCGGTTATTCTCAACACGTCACCTAAAAGCATGCCTGTATCAGACGCATACAGCACCAAATACTGGGCGGCGTGGCTAAGGTCGCCGAAGTACGTCATGTATGCGGGCCTCAGTTGATGTCAGGTGGCGCGAACTGGGCACCCTGCGACGGCTGCGGGTGGTGTCGCAGCCCAAATACCGCCACGGAGAGCGCAAACGCCGGGGACGTGCCGCCGATCGTCGCCACCGCCCGGACATACCGATACGCCGGGGCGGTCGTGCTCGCCGCCGGCGGCACCGTGAACCGGATCATCTGATCCTGGTTGGACGTCGTGACCTGAGTGAATGTCGCGCCGGTAATGTCCACCCAGGAACCCGACCCGTCCGGGCTGGCCTGCATCTTCACATTCAGTGTCGGTGTCGTGCCGGCCACCGTGCCGACCGACAACCGGGCCGACAACGCATTGGCCCCCATTGCAGCTGCATCGACGGCCAGACCGTTGTTCGTCGCCGTGAGCGTCTGCGGCCGGAACGTGTCGGCCGCCACAATCGCATGCGAGAAGTCGTTGATGTAGGTCGCCACGTCAACCCCCCTATTACAGTGCGCCCGTCGTGCCCAGGACGTTCGGATACCACAGGAACGCCTGCGGGTACTCGAACCCAATGTCGCCGTACATAATCCCGCGGATCAGGAACTCGCCCCGTCGCAACGTGTTGGCGTCGTCGCCGGTGCGGAACTGGATCGCGCCATAGCTCGCCACGACACAGTGGTTCCACAACCCGAAGAACACATCGCTCAGGTTCGTGCCGGTACCCTTGGTGCGGTCGCCACGGATGTTCGTGGTCTGCACGACCCGCCGGCCCCGCCACTGGGACGGGCCGCTGTCTTCGAATCGCCGCAGGATGTCCACGAACGGGCCGGCCCGGTCATTGGCCACCGCCGCATCAGCCCGACGGCCCAGTGCGCTGGCATAGGCCGCCGGCCGCATGACCCACGCCGCCCCAGTCGCGTCCAGGTTGAAGCTCCGCTCCCCGATGATCGCGGGTAGCAGATCGCCGTACTGCGGCAACAGCGTATTGCCATTCGCCCCGATCCCGCTCGCGGAGCTGTAGTCGGCCTCGAAATTGACCACGGCACCGGTGTAGGCCGCGCTCGTCAGCCCGCTCGGAATCGACGGGCCGCCGATCCCGTAGAACCCGAACGCGTCGAGCTTCAGGCCCAGCGACCGTTCGAGTTCCGCCTTGGTGTAGGCGTCGATTGTGCCGCTGGTGAACGCCAGGGCCTCCTCGGAGATCCGGGCCAGACCGGCGATCTTCTTCGCCGACAGTTCCATCTGGCTGGTGGTGAGATCCGTCTCGGGCGCGTCCTGCGACTCGGCCACGGCCTGGACGACCGGGGCACCCGTGATCCGGGGCCGGACGTGCCGGCCCTGGGGCGGCAGCGGGAAGGTCTGAGCACCAGCGGCCAGGAGCGCCGCCTGGGGGCGGATCAGCGGGATCACCGGACCCATCGTCGGCGGCGGGACCAACGTGCCGCCCAGGTTGTCCTGATACGCCGACTGCGTCTTCTGAATGACACCCTTCCGCTGGAGCCAGCGTTCTTCGTCCGGGTCCGCCTGGATCAGCGACTTGTTGAACACCTCCGTGACGTACCCCATGCTCTTGTGCTGCCGTACCGTATCCGGCAGCCAGTCCCAGTTGAGCGGCAGCCAGAAGTCGAATGCCGACCCGCCGGACGGGATCGAGTTGGTTTCGTTGATGGCTTTGCGGAACTCCTCCAGCACGTACAGTTCGTGCTTGGCGGTGTCCTTGTACTCCGCCTTGTCCTTGGCGAGCAGAATGGCCTTGGCCAGGCTGAACGGCTGGGAGTCGCGGTAGACCGGCCCGGTGGTGACGTGCGGGGCACCGGCCGACACCGCGGCGCGGCCCAGGTCCGCTCGCGGCGTGAGGGTTTCCCGCCGTTTAGCGGCGATCTGGCGATCGAGTGCTTGAGCGAGTTCTTCGGCGTTCATGATTCCCCTCAGTTTGAGTACATCCGGAGCCGACGCAGCCGCGGCTCAATCAGCCGGGCATAGCCTTCCGGGTCTTTGGCCTTGACCTCTTCCAGGGCCGCCAGCGGGTTTCGGGCCCGCTTAACACCCGCGATGATGTCCCGCATCCGGTACCGCTTCACACGACCGCGGGACGCCTTGAGCACGTCGCGGTATACCGGCCGCACCGCCTTCAGCATCCCTTCACGGTCGGTGCTAATATCGCCTGCTTCGTCCGTATCCTCGGTTTCCGGCTCTTCCGAGCCGGACTTGAGCGACTGAAGCTTCGAGTCGTGCTTGTCCGCCACGGCCTTGATCTGCTCGGCCA